AGGAGAGCAATGCTTAAATCTCAATTGATGAGAGAGGAGTTTGATTACAATCTTCAGCTTAGAAGTATGGATGTTACTAATTTGACTGAAAGAGAGAAGATGAAGGAAGACGCCAAGGCAAAAAGAATTAGCCAGCAGAATACCGAGCAATCTAAATTAATTAATCAAAGAAAGAACAACCTTCCTCCTTTGAGTTTCGAATCAAATGAAGACAGCTTAGATGGCTTTGATTTGGCTGAATTTGAGCCTCGATAAAATGTTAAAATAATTAATTAAGTTTGTACAAATAAAATCTAATAAAATGGAAATCAAAGTAAGGTCACTAGACGTCATTGAACCGAAGAGTGTTCAAGAGGTAGAAAACGAGTTGATTGAAAAGCATGAGCAGTCATTAGAAAGTAATGACAACTATACTGAGGAGCCAGCTCCTGCAGAGTTTAACTTTAAAGACGAAGACGTTCTTTCATATATTGGTAAAAGGTATAATAAGCAGATTAACTCATTGGATGATTTGGTTGCTGAGCGTAAAGAATCAGAGCCACTTCCTGAGGATGTAGCTGCTTATTTACAGTATAAAAAAGAAACAGGTAGAGGCTTCGAGGATTTCTTGGAATTGAAGAAAGACTTCGATACAATGAATTCCGAAGACCTACTAAGAAGCTACCTCACATCTACTCAAGAAGGATTAGACAGTGAGGACATCGAGGCTTTAATGGAAGAGTATTCATTCGATGAAGATTTGGATGATGAGTCTACTGTTAAGAAAGCCAAGATAGCTAGAAAGAAAATTATTGCTGAGGCTAAAAAGTACTTCAACAATCAGAAGGAAAAATATAAGGTCCCGCTTGAGTCAAGTATGGGTCTAGTTTCCGATGAAGAGAAGGAGTTGTATGATAGCTACAAACAATATATTAGTGAGGCAAAAACCATAGAGGAGGAGACTACTCGTAAGCGTAAGTGGTTTGACCAAAAAACCGATGAGGTCTTTAGTAAAGATTTCAAAGGATTTGAGTTCAACATTAACGACAAGAGAATTATGTTTTCTCCCGGAGATGCCAGTGAGTTAAAGAGAAGCCAAGCGACTCCTCAGAACTTTATCAACAAGTTCTTGGACGAGCAGGGCCTAATCAAAGACGCATCGGGATACCACAGGTCTTTGTCTATTGCAATGCATCCTGATAAGTTCGCCAAGTTCTTTTATGAGCAAGGGCTAGCTGATGCTACTGACGATGTTACTCGTAAAATCAAGAACATCAATATGTCAGACCGCAAGGCGCCTGAGATTGGTAAGCCATCAGGGAGTATGCAGGTGAGGGCGGTAAACCCTGATTCAGGTAAAAACCTGAGAATCCGCAGCGCAAAAAAAATGTAAAACTAAAAACTAAAAAACAATGGCAGGTCAATTATTGAGCAATCCTACCTTTCAACTTCAGCCGAGTGCTGAACAGGTAGCTTTGCAAACCAACTACATTACCAACTTCAACTTCTTGAACCAGTATCTTCCTGATACTTACGAGAAAGAATTTGAGCGTTATGGTAATAGAACTATCGCATCTTTCCTACGTATGGTAGGCGCTGAGATGCCTTCTAACTCTGACCAAATTAAGTGGGCAGAACAAGGTCGTTTGCACATTAAGTACACCAACTGTACTTCTGCTGCAGCTATCAACGCTAACACTGCTACTTTCACTGTAGCTGACTCAGGCGTTACTTACATCGCAATCCGTGTAGGTCAGACTTTGATGATTCAGAACAACGCTTCAGGTGTGTTCAACAAGGCTATCGTAACTGCTGTGCCTTCTGCTACTACCTTTACTGTAGCTTACTATGAGGCAACAGGTCAGGCGTTCGCTGTTTCTACTCAGTGTACTGTATTCATTTATGGTTCTGAGTTCAAGAAAGGTACCAACGGAATGATTGGTTCTTTGGAATCAGAAGACGAAATCTTCTCTAACAACCCTATTATCATCAAAGATAAGTATGCGGTTAACGGTTCTGACATGGCTCAAATCGGTTGGGTTGAAGTAACTACTGAGAACGGAGCTACTGGTTACCTTTGGTATTTGAAGTCTGAGCACGAGACTCGTCTACGTTTCGAAGACTATCTTGAGACTGCAATGATTGAAGCAGTTCCTGCTGCGACTGGTTCCGGTGCTAAGACTGCTGGAATGATGGGTTCTGAAGGTATCTTCTACGTTGTTAACAACAGAGGTAACGTATGGGGTGCTGGTACTCCAACTACCCTTCCTGATTGGGATTCTATCGTATCTCGACTTGACAAGCAAGGTGCAATCGAAGAGAACGTGGTTTTTGTTAACCGTGGTCTTAGCTTCGACATCGACAATATGTTGGCTACCTTGAACGGATACAATGGAGCTAACGCTGCAGGTGCTGCATCTTATGGTCTATTTGACAATGATGTTGACATGGCGTTGAACCTTGGATTCACTGGATTCCGTAGAGGTTATGACTTCTACAAGTCTGACTGGAAGTACTTGAACGACCCAACTATGCGTGGTGGTTTGAACCAAACTGCAGCTACTGCAACTGGTACTATCACAGGTTTGATGGTTCCTGCAGGTTCTACTTCAGTGTATGACCAAATCATGGGTAAGAACGCTAAGCGTCCATTCTTGCACGTACGTTACAGAGCTTCTGAAGCTGAAGACAGACGTTACAAGACTTGGATTACTGGTTCTGCTGGCGGTGCTGCTACTAGCGACCTTGATGCAATGGAGGTCAACTTCCTATCTGAGCGTTGTGTATGTACCTTGGGTGCAAACAACTTCGTATTGTTCAGATACGGATGATAAATAAATGGAGGGTGTCTTTAGGGACACTCTCCTTTTTTAAATTTTAATCAAATTAAATTCAATAACAAATGGCTAAGGTTATACCTGTAGACAAGGTCTACAAACTGAAGAACGGAAATCCACTTTCCTACACACTAGCATCAAGAAACCACCCTAGATTCCCTCTTATGTGGTTTGATGAAAAGAACAATGTCAATCGCGCTCTTAGATACGCAAGCAATCAGAAGTCTCCATTTGAAGACGAACAAGATGGCAACGCGATTATTGAGCCGATTATTTTTGAAGACGGATTCCTAAGGGTCCCAAAAAACAATCCTGTACTCCAACAGTTCCTGCACTATCACCCATTAAATGGGCTTATCTTTACTGAGGTAGACAAGGAGAAGGAAGCGGCTGAAGAAGTCGATGACTTGAACCTAGAGGTTGAAGCATTGGTTGAAGCACGTCAATTAACTATTGAACAGCTTGAAACTCTTACTAGAGTAATGTTTGGCAAGGACCCATCCACGGTGTCTACAGCTGAATTGAAGCGTGACATCTTGGTATTTGCTAAGACTGACCCTAGAGAGTTCTTGAATATATTGAATGACCCTGAATTAAAATACCAAGCAAAAATCAGAATGTTCTTTGAGAACAAGCTATTAATCTTGAGAAACAATGACAAGGAGATTTGGTTTAACACAGGGACCAACAAAAAGAAAATGATGTCAATCCCTTACGGTGAGGACCCTTATGAAATGGCAGGCGGGTTCCTACAGAGTGACGAAGGCATTGACGCATTGAGAATGTTGGAAGCCACATTAGCGTAAATGGTTGTAAATGGTTTGTTAACACTTGAAAATGAGGGCATTTTTTGTGCCCTCTTTTTTTATGTATATTTGTAAAAAGGCGAAAAAATGATAAACTCTGTTAGAAATACGGTGCTATCCGTTTTGAACAAGAACAACTACGGGTACATATCTCCGTCAGACTTTAACTTGTTTGCCAAGCAAGCTCAGATGGAAATCTTTGAAGAGTACTTTTCTGAATACAACAAGGCTATTAATAATGAGAATGCTCGAACTTCAGGTACTGATTATGCTGACTTGCGTAAATCAATAGAAGAGGCGGTTGAAACATTTGCCACGACATCTACTCTTACTCAAGTTACTGCTGCTTCAAATAGATTTTATTTACCATCGGTAACAACAACTGGATTTGATTACTTCATGATTAACAAAATACTTTGCTATGACGCTGCTGGCGCTACTAGAGTATTTAAGGGTGAGGCAGAGAAGGTTACTCATGGCAAGATTACAATGCTAGTAAATTCAAACCTTACGGCTCCTACAGAATTGTACCCAGCATATACGCAAGAGGGCAATGTGCTTACGGTTTATCCTGCAACTATCAATTTACCAAATGAGGTTGATGCCAATTACTTTAGGTATCCTAAAGACCCTAAATGGACATACATTACTTTGGCTAATGGTGAGCCTATATTTAATCAGTCACAATCTGACTACCAAGACTTTGAGGTCCCTCTTGAGGACGAGATAAAACTTGTGTCAAAGATTCTTCAATACGCTGGCATGTCTATTCGTGAGATTGAAGTGGTACAGTTTGGTGGTAATGAAGAACAAAAACAATCACAATAATCATGGCATACATCAGTCAATATCAGTATTACGAAAATGGTGGCGTTGCTCCTGAGGATGCCAATTGGGGGTCTTATCAGTATGTGAGCCTTCAAGATGTTGTTAACAATTTCCTGTTAATGTATTCAGGCAATCACTCTTTAGTTAATAATGAAGAGCGATATAAAATTTTGTTTCATGCCAAGAGAGCGATACAAGAGCTAAACTACGATGCATTTAAAGAAATAAAAGTATTGGAGCTTACTGTTCCTCAGACCTTGAAGTTTATCTTCCCATCAGACTATGTCAATTGGGTAAGGATATCTCTTTACAAAGATGGCTGGCTAAGACCATTGTCTGAGAACATTCAGACGCTAACATCCAAGGCGTACCTTCAGGACAATCAGGACAAGATTCTGTTTGACCAAGAGGGCAATGCATTATCTCCTGAGTATTCAAGTATTGACTTTGATAACATTACCAAAATCAAAAAGAGTATCTACCTAAATAAGGACAATCAGTTTGATGGCAGTGAAGGATGGAACTACGATGGGATGTGGTATTTCGAAGGGAACATTGGGGCTGCTTATGGTTTAAATACAGAGACAGCAAACTTTAACCCTACCTTTAACATTGACCGCAAGGCTGGTGTAATTAATTTTGATTCACCAATGGCTGGGCAGCAGTGCATACTAGAGTATGTGTCTGATGGCATGGAGCAAGGTGATGACTCAAAGATTACTGTCAATAAATTATTTGAAAGATACATTTATGCGTACATTCAGCATGAAATATTGAGCAGTAAACTGGGGGTGCAAGAGTACATTGTTGCTCGTTCTCGTAAGGAGAAGTCAGCCTTACTTAGAAACGCTAAGATTAGAATCAGCAATATTCATCCGGGTAGACTCTTAATGAACTTGAGAGGATTAGACAAGCAAATTAAATAAGATGGCGAATATTACACGCAATTTTATAGCAGGCAGGATGAACAAGTCGGTTGATGAGCGACTGCTTCCTGACGGTGAATACATTGACGCCATGAACGTACGGATGGGTTCAACTGAACAGTCCGAAATAGGCGTTATTGAAAACACAAAAGGAAACCTGCCTCTAACATCTTTAGCATATATTAACGGGACGCTTCTTAGCAACTCTGCTAAATGCATAGGGGCTATTGAGAACAGCGCTACAGAGACTATTTATTGGTTTGTGCATGACCCTGCGTTCCCTGTTGGGGCCACAGGTAAGTTGGATATGATTGTTTCATTTAACGTGAACACGAATATCCTGACTTATCATGTAATCTCTATTAACGATGGCGGTGGTATCAATACCACATTGAACTTCAATCCGAACTACCTCATTACAGGGGTAGATATTTTGGACAACAAGCTCTTGTTTTTTACTGATGACTACAATGCTCCAAGAGTAATTAACGTCACTAAGAACTATCCTAATCCTGTGTCAAACATTGACGCAGTAAGCGCTGAGTCTTTGTTGGTAATTAAGAAGCCACCAGTAGCAGCACCGCAAGTTCAGCCAACTGTAAATAGTGGTCAAGAGAACTTTTTAGAGACTCGATTTATTTGCTTTGCCTACAGATACAAATATGCTGATGGCGAGTATAGCGCAACCTCTCAATGGTCTGCTCCTGCATTCGCTCCAAAGCCATTTAACTTTAGCATTGACAGCTTCCTCAATGAGGGGATGACCAACTTCTTTAACTCAGCAGTCATCACTTATAACACAGGCGGACCGCTTGTGGTTGGTATTGACCTTTTGTTTAAAAGAGCAGATGGCAATATCATTAGAGTAATTGAGAAGCTTGACAAACAAGTATTGGGACTGACCGATAATTCTGAACGAGAGTACACATTTACAAACAATAAAATATTTACCATTCTTTCTGAGTCAGAACTATTGAGGTTGTATGACAACGTGCCGCGTTTCGCAAAGGCTCAGACCATCATGGGTAACCGATTGATGTATGGTAACTATGTGGAGGGGTATGACTTGATTGACGTACTAGGTCAGCCCGTACAGTTTCAGTATCAAACATCATTAGTGTCATCTGATATTGGTGTGACAAGTACTGACACAAACCTTGAATCAGGCAACTACAATATTGATGGGGCATTAACAGTTGCTGACTCAATTGTAAACATTGATTTAGATGGCAAGGATTTGGTTGAAGGCTCTGCAATTAATTTGAGCTTGACGCTAACTCACAGTCAATGGACTGGAGATACTCCTTTCCCTACTCAGACCTCTGAGAATATTAGATTAAACTTTGCATTCTTTTTATCAAAGAGCTATAACTCGGTATATGAGCTAGCTACTAGCGTTGAGTTTCCTC